ATTACGGCATAACCGTTACCAGCTTTATCTCTTGTGGGTTTCCAGAATCTATCATCCCCGTAGGAATTGGATTCTTTCTTAGTGGTTGAAACTGCTTCTGCAGCCTTTACGAGTTTATCAATAGATGAGCCTCGTGTGCTCTTTAAGTTAGCAAATGACATATTTATTTCTCCGTATATTGCATTGTATTACTGAATTATCCACTTTATTCATAATATAAGTTATATTATACTACACTTTCATGCAGTTGTAAACCCTTTTCTTAATAAATTTTTACATTTATTTCCATCAAAGTTTACGAATGGGGTATACTTCTTGATTCTCCTTTTAAGGTCAGGCCACATAATCGTGTCACTAATCTTATTGGATTCTCTTTCAACAAACCCCAACATTGAATCCAAGATACAAACAGTCTCTAAACTAATCTCCTCTTGCATCAATAGTTCTATAATAAGAGGTATCTGTCCATCTTTAGATTGAAACAACCCATCAAAACCAACCTCGTTTACATCACTAAGTTTATTTATATCGATTGAAAACACTCTATGGATACTTTCTCTTATTCTTTTATAGTTATTATAGTTATCTTCACCTTCATGGTTCATCATATCACCAACGTAAGATACGCCTTGTTTGAAATTAGATACATAATACCCAATAACATCCTTCTCGTAATTCTTACCAATCTTAGCAAAGAAATACTTATCTCTTCTTTTCAGAAAAGAGTTTGAGGTTACATTTGATTTATAGTTATACTTAATCGCATCATAACTATCGGTTTCAAAATGTAACTTCAAAGCATTGTAAATCTTGTAAGAGTCAAATGGGTCCATTCTCAAACCATTACGCCTTCATATAGGGCTTCTAAATCTTCTACATCACCCACGACTTGGCTTAGATTTTGTTTGTGATAGATAGTCGCCATCTTTCTTAGATGCTTCTTATCAATCTCTACATCTTCTACACAAGAGTTAACTGCCTCTTTAATAAAAGTTCTCTGCGCGTCCATCATAGTCATTGCATTTGAAATCTCTTCAATACAACCTTTGATTCTTTTTTTATCTTCATCTGAAGATGGGATTATTACATTACTCATTTACTGCTCCTATATTATATTGGTAATTTATTGGTTTTACTTGCACCTCGGATAAGATTTAAAGTATTAGCTTCGTGTTCTATCTTATCTCTTAGTGAATCGGTTAGTAACTTCTTAAGACTTTGGTATTGCATACCTCGTTCTTCTATAATCATAACTGCCGCATCTATGTAACTAACATCTGGTTTATCGGCAACTAAATTTTCTACGGCCAATGAAAATCTTTTCTTAGTCATAATCTTATGTTGAAATATTTTTTTCTCTTCTGTCATAATGTCCTTAGTAAAATACAATCTGAGTTAATCCTGCCGTTAGGAGAATTAACCTTAGTTGTAATCTGGTCTTTCCAAACTTGTTTAGCAATTTGTTTGGAAGTCTTAGTTAATATTAAAGGAAGTATCACATCTGGTTTTCTCAACTTAGTACACTTAGATAATTTCTCATCAAAGTTTTTAATTGTGGTACCGCCCACTTCAAACCCTTTAGTTGAATTGGTAACATATTCATATAGGTTACGATTTTTAGTATTAAATACCCAGAGGGTTTCTTGGCCGGGGATTTGAATGGGATTAATAGAAGATAGTTTATAGTCCATATCTTCTAATTTGAATTTTAAGTTCTTTACTTGAGCATCAGAAGCCTTTGGTTTCCTAGCCCTTGGTGTCTTAGATGCCTTGAATGATATCTGAAGTTTATCCAAATCCGAATAAACATTATCCATCTGTTTCATCATCTTCTTTTTATTGGCTGTAGATATATGACTATAACCTTCTACGGCCTGTTCACATTTTTTATTTAATGCATCACTAACTTCTTGATAGTATTGGTCAATTATTTTTCTAAAGGGAGCAATTGCATTACTCTTAAGATTGTTTTTCTTAAAGAGAGCGAATACATCTATCGAAGCCTTATAGTTATTATCTAACCAACCTTCAACAATAGTATCATCCCATTCAGTGTAGATAGTGTCCATCATTTTCCTGCGAGTTCTCTCTGCGATGGATATTACTTTAGGTGCATCTTTTTTCTTTTCTTCTAGTACTTCTTCTACTAGTTTAGCATCCTCTAACTTTTCTCTTGCAGACTTAGTAAAGGTTTCTATCTCTTCTTTTGTATATTCATAACCACGATAGAATAACCTTGCTGACTTACCGAGAGGGAAAGTTATTAGATGGTCTTTTAACTTCTTAAAAGTCTTTGCCTCTTCTTTAGTAAGACCACATACTTCTTCTACGAAATTAATTACATAAGGCACATAGTCTTTTGTTTTATAAAAGTAGTTATACCAATGGGCACCTTTTGTCCAAAGTCTTAGTCGGACTTTATCTTCTACTTTGCCGGGTGTTGTTTCACCTGGATTATATACTGGTTCTGCACCTAGGTGTTGGTCTTCAATACTAACCCTATTCCTGCGACCTTTTTTTCTTATTGATTCTAATCTTTTACTTACCATAATTTTAAATACTCCTAATTAATAATACTATTATACTACACTTTGTGTATAATGTAAAGGGGCCAGAGATATAAATTGTAAATTAAAAGGAGTAATATCTCTGACCCCGTGACTGCTACTCAACAAGTAACTGTTGATAATTCTTTATTCCTTGAACATAGTTCTCTGCCGCATCTTCTGCGAAGTATTCGTTGTGACCTTTAAACCATTCAATGCCTAATAGATTATTATCTACATACATTTTGATTCCAAAATCACGATGTTCTCCGACAGTTCTTAGAACTTCTGCTTTACGATTTGAATATTCACCTTGTCCGGCATATTCGCTTAATAACATATATTTCATTATTTTTCTCCGTACGTTTCTTCCCATTCAACCTTAGCAATTTGCATTATTTGCTCATTGTTTAGGTCTGGGTATTTAACCTTAAGTGATTTAATTAAATAGTGTTTTCGGTCAGCATCTCTAACGAGTAGAAATGCACCTGAACATAAATAAACAAAAACTACTAGGGCAACTAAACTAAAAATTACATTTAAAATATCCATAATTACTTTCCTATGTGTTTCACGTCATCGCGTGGTATTACTTGATATGCCCCTTTATTATATGCCGGGGCGACTGTAAAGTTTTTACTTTCTTCTTTCTTCCAACTATTATCTTCAGCCATAACTGGTGGAGATAATGGTGCGGATGGGTAATTTGGTGTTTCTCTAGCATAAGTTTTATTCTGGGATGGAGTTGACCAATTAAAGTCTTTCATAGTCTTTGTCTTACGAGTTGACATTGACTTGGTCTTTCTTTTCTTTCCCGATGGTCCATACTTCAATGAACCTGCATAGAAATTAGTAACACCCATTATGAGACAATACTCCTAGAAATGTTTGCAATATATTTATCAGTGAGTTCTCTTTGCTTAGTTCTCCACATGATTTTACAATCTCTATTCTTAGCTCTTTTTTCGGCTTTCTTAAGTGAAGCCATTCTTTCTTTATATTTTAAAACCATCTTAATAGTCCCAATCGTTCTTTGTTGCTTGATATGTTTCCATATAACTACTACCTGCGAGATAATCTCGTGTCTGTTTATCAGTGTAGTGTCTATTCTTGTCGTGAAAACATTCTAAACTATTAGGTGACTGATGTGAAGCCTTTGCAATTGCCTTGTTTAATTTGGCCATTGTATTAATTGACTTCTTTCTCTTGTCTATTTTAGCAGTTGTTTTTTTCATGTTGTGCCTTTCTTGAGCTTCTTTTATCATTTCTAATCTAGTTTTCATATAATCTCCTTAGTTTACTAATATAGTATATCACGCTTTATAATGAATGTAAAGTGTTTTTTTCATTTTTTTTCATTTTTTTGCAAAGTGTAACATTTATGTAACACTAAATTACTTTAATAATGATATTATTGCCTTTAATACTTCTTGAGCAATTAGTTTTGATTCTGCCGCAGCCAGTTGTTCAAGTTGTCCTTGTACTATTATATACTTTGCTAGGTTGTTAATAAGAAGTATTAATCCTGCTCCGTTGAGTAGGATAAGTGCCCTATCTTCCCATAAGATTGATACCCATAACCATAATGTGATACCAACTATAGAAAGCATAAGGTCTATTAATTGAAATTCTGGAATGCCACGGACTGACATTGCACCTAATACTATTATTGAAGCAATCCACTTAATATACCAATCAAGTGATTTACCCTTAGTCCTTGCCACTATACCGCAACTCCAGTAACTTCGTTGTCAATGGCCTCTAAGTATTCCCTGAGCTCTTTACTCCCAAGTAACTGAGAGCCATCTACCATAATGAAGTTAACACTATAGTCATTTCTTTCCTGACTAGGACCCATTGTCCATTTCTCGTTCTTGGAAAGAATTTCTTGCCTCATCCAACCAAATTCTCCATTGGCCACATTCCTTTCGCAAGTAATGCTTCCGTCTGAAGAGACATTGATGAAATAAGGGTTGTCCCATTCCTCAATCGCCAGAGGTGCAGAATCTGGTAAGAGTTGAACATCAATGACATACTCTTGTTGAGCGTCATCTGACATTGAAATTGCATCCACAACTTCTGGATAATACTTATGAAGCATTTCATATGCATCCCCAGTATGGACTGGACATACTACGTTCTCCAGAACATAAGCAGAACCACCTTTGAATTTCCAGTAAGGCTCTGAAACGCCGTGGACATAATCTTCATTATGCCAAGCATAGTTCTCTTTGTACTGTGTGTTTATTAATAGTTTCATAGGTTTCTCCGTTTAATTTCTAATTTACTAGTATATTATAACTGGCTTTTGCACAAATGTAAAGTGTTTTTTTCATTTTTTTAAAGAATTTTCTCAACTGTAACATAAATGTAACACATTTGTAACAATTAATCG